CCAATAAAATGTAAATTACACAGAAGATTTGAAGGTAATTCTAAAACGGTTACCATAAGTAAAACTCCAACAGGAAAGTATTTTGTATCTGTTTTGGTAGAGGTAAATGAAGAATTACCTAAATTAAAAACCATTGACGAAAACAAAGCAATAGGCATTGATTTAGGGATTAAGACATTTGCTGTATTATCAAACGGAGAAGAAATACAAAACCCAAAACACCTAAGAAGTGCATTAAAGAGGTTAAAGAAACAACAAAGAAGGGTAAGTAAAAAGGTAAAGGGTTCTAATAATAGGAAGAAGGCAGTTATGAAATTAGCCGTTCTGCATGAAAAAGTTGCCAATAAGAGGAGTGATTTTTTACATAAGGTTACTGCTAAATTAGTTTCCGAACACGATACGTTGTGTTTGGAAACACTAAAAGCTTCCAATATGATTAAGAACCATAAACTCGCTCAGGCACTTTCTGACATATCTATTGGTAAATTCAATGAAATACTTGAATACAAAGCAAAATGGAATGGTGTAAATATTCTTAGGATTGGACAATTTGAGCCGTCAAGCCGTATGTGTACCTGTGGTGTTGTAAACAAGGAGTTAAAATTATCCGATAGAGAATGGGTTTGTCAATCCTGTGGGGAGATACATAATAGAGATTTGTTAGCAGCCAACAATATAAAGCGGTTTGCATTTGTAAAAAACAATACTGGTGGAACGCCAGAATTTCAAGCCTGTGGAGATAAAGGGTTGCCTTTGTCTGAGAAGCAGGAAGCCCAACCCATCGCCTTTGGCGTGGGTGGGTAGTTCACGATTAGGTTGAGGCGCTGAACTGCCTACGTCAAATGGGATGTTCTAAGCCGAAATAGCATTGCCGCTAACGGTGTGTATAGCGCATTAAAACGCGCCATACACGGGAGTTGTGTGCCATTAGCTTATTCATAACAGTATACCTCATCAATTTTAGCACAGTCCAATTCGTCTTGCGCTTTTTTTTCAGCAATCTCAATAGCCTCAGACTCTGTTTTGGCTTCAATGTCATCAATGGTCAATGAACCATAAATTGTCCTTAATGTAATTTGATACTTCTTTTTCATCTTTCTAAAATTAACGGCACACAACATTGTATATAGTTAATGCGCCAATGAAGGTCAGTGCTTAATTCAGTTGTTTGTGGTAGGCGCACTAACCATATACCTACCGTTGGCAGCAATTAAACGGCACATCCCATATCAGACTGTATTTTAATTTGCTCGCCGTATGATTTTCGTATTATTTCTATTTGCTTTAAAACCGAACTCGCAAACAATTCAAGTTCATCAATTGAAACACGCATCATTAAAGTTTTCTCTCCGCATTCAACCCATAACCCGAAAACAGCATCGTCATCCATTTTTTCTTTTCGGTTATTATAAATCAATAAATCGTAGACATCTGAATAGACTTTTATTTTTACTCCTTTTTCACAATCTGAACTTTCTAATTTTTCAAAGTCAGTTACACACTTTCTTAATTCAATTACATTTTCCATCTGATTAAAATAAACTGCTGCCAACAAAGTATAACCGCAAGTGGGGCAGCGTGCCAGCTTGCAAGGTCATTGCTCCTAATTTAGTTTATCGTCAATGTGAAGGTTTCGGAGCTTTTAATCCCCACCTGACGCAATCAAAACGGGAGGTCGTTAGTGCCATCATCTGGAACAGGTGGGTCTTGTGGTATCTGCTGGTTTTGTACCGGTTGACGTTGTTCTTCTTTTACCCATGTGTCTATTTCAAGATAATGTGAAGCTTTCCCCTCTTGCTGGTTCCTCTTCTCCTTCATCGCCAGTGTCACGAAGTCTGTTTTGTTGGCGTCAATGTATTCCAACATCCTTTTTAAGTTGTCACGATGAAACGTGATCTTTGGCAGGTCGCCATAGTTATGAATTTTAATGTCAATTAATGACGCTCAATTCTAAACGCTTCACAGGCTTCGTAACCTCTGCCTCTGCGTTCGTTATGTCGCCTAAACTCCTGCGACCTTCTTTTAAAATGTTATTTGCAGCCAGTTCGTCTCTTTGATTAATCAATCCACAAGCCTCGCAAACCCATTCCCTGTCTGATAATTTCAGGTTGTCATTCTTTACTCCACACTCACAAGTTTTACTACTGGCGTAAAATCTACCAACTTTCACAACATCTTTTCCGTACCATTCAGCTTTATAAACAAGCATTGAAGTAAACTTACTCCAGCCAACATCACTAATTGCACCAGCCAGACAATGGTTCTTTACCATTCCACTTACATTTAAGTCCTCAATGTAAATCCTGTCATAGCTGCTGATTAATGATGTGCTGTAATTATGAAGAAACCAATCTCGCTGATTAGTTACTTTCTGGTGCAGCTTTGCAATTTTCAGCCTACACCTGTTTCTCCTATTACTACCTTTCTGCTTTCTGGAAAGATGTTGTTGCATCCTGCGTAACTTCGCTTGGTTTTTACGAAGAAACTTTGGATTGTCAATCTCAACACCGTCTGATTGGGTACTGAATGTTTTAATCCCTAAATCAATTCCAACCTCCTTGTTGGTTTTTGGTTTATAGTTTATTTCTGTTTCAATTAGAATAGATGCAAAGTATTGTCCTGATGGGTTTTTACTGACAGTAACTGACATTAATTTACCATCTGGTAATTTTCTATCAACAACAATCTTTACCTTACCTATCTTTTCTAATTGAATCTTATTGCCGATTATTTTGAATTTCTGGTTAGGTAATCTAAAGGATTGTCTATTGTTTTTCTTTTTGAATGATGGAAAGCCTATTTTCTTTTTTCTTGACTTACTAAATAACTGCTTCCTATATTCTTTAAAATCTATTTCCTTCTGCTGAATTGCTGCTGCACTAACTTCTTGCATCCATTCAATTTCATTTCTTAATTCAGTGCTTGTTTTAAACTCAGGTTTTGGGTTTGTCTCTTTATCGTATGTTTTGAAAGTTGCAACCTGTTGATTCCAAAAATAGCGCACACTTCCCATCGTCTTATTTAACAAGGTTTGCTGTGCCTTATTTGGATACAACCTATAACGATATGCAACAAGCCTATTCATTAACAACTTCTTTTATTATTTTTTCAGTCAACCTTTTACTTCTTCTCCTACCATAAAGCCTTGAAACAAAACTTGTGATTATAGAAACAAAGTCTTGCATCAAATCATCTTCATCATTAGATTGCGGATTAATTATTTCAATTTTTCTATTGTCTAATTCCAACAACTTCTGAATGTAATTTAAACCAAATCTCGCAAGTCTATCTTTGTGCTCAACAACAATAAGATTAATGGATTTGTCAAGTAAAACCTTTTCAAGTTTTTTTCTTTCATCGTTTAATCCAGAACCTATTTCCGTAACCACACTTGAAACCTTATAACCTTTTGCGTTACAATAGGAAATTAATCTTTCTTTTTGCCTTTCAAGATTATCTTTATTTTCTGATGATGATACTCTGGCGTAAACACAAACATTTAATTTATATGGTTTAACCTCATTGTCAACCTCTACATACACCCTTCCTGTTTCAGACCTAACAATAGGCAAACCGCCATCATTAATCCTTCTCCATAGTGTTCTGACAGAAACTCCTGTCATTTTTGCGTATTGTGAGAGTTTTACTTTCATAAATTATGAATTACAATAATTGTGCCAATGTCCTTATATGTGTCAATTTGTCATTATAAATTATAAACTTACGCCATACTTTGTTTTGATAATTCGGCCACCGCCGACTAAAATTCTTTCTTCCATTTTGTTAAGTTTTGAATAGTTAATCAAACATTTTCAAGTCTTTTATCGCGCGTTGCCTTTTCTTGTAGATGGCAAGATACTGGCTACAAGCGTACTCTATCATTCCACTAAAATTGCGCCTTTGGTCTTTAGCCGCCAGGCTAATTTCTTTAGCGATGTCACTGTCTATTGTTATGCTTTTTCTTTCTTTCATTTTATAAAAATTTAGCGTACTTTTCTGTTAATAATATTCTATCTTCGAGGCCGTTGTAGCCTCCATTCACCCTTTTTGTAATCTTTTTTATTACGTCAAGATCAAGCCCCTGATCGCATAGCTCCCACAGCCCATTTTTTAAGAAGAAGAACATGGCACTTTTAAAAGCGTAAACTCCACTGACGACGTCTGGGTTAAGCACAATGTTTTCGTCCCCCATGTAGTCGGAAAACAAAAAGTAGTTACTCCTTCCGGTGAGTTGTAAAGCACCTCTCCCCCTATACTTCCAACCGTCGCCAGAATCTTTATTTCCCATCCTGCCTGCATAGACCCTATTTGCTACTCCCTCCGGGTTCCTTACAAACTTCTCCACGTCCTTCTTAAAGTACTTTGGAAACACTCTCAAAAGCCCCTCTTTGGAGTAGTTCAGGTTCTCCTCGAATACCCTAAAGCCGCCTGTCTCGTGCGCGACCTGCGCAAAGAAATGAACAGCCCCTAAGCGTGTGGCTATCTTTAAGTACTTGGAGGCTGCGTTGAATGTCTTTGCCCCAAAAACACCGTCAGGTTCTACACCTGAATTAAGTTGAAGTTGTTGTAGTGCCGTCATGCTGTTATTTTTCGACAAAAATAATATAATAATACATACCACCAAATGTTTTTAATGTTTTTAACTTAATTCGTATTCAAACACCCTATGTAAGGTTTTGTAAGACACATATCACGCTGGATGATAGTTGTTTATCAAATAGAAGGTGGAATTTAACGAAATTTATTTGGTTAATCCGCGATGTGATAGTATGTTTGTGGCCTCATTCATTAATAACACTAAATATCATGGGAAAAGATGTAAAAAGTAAACTTCTGGGGACAGAAGTGACAGATAGGGCTTCAGCGGCTCTTTCTAAAGCGCAAAGGAAAAACACACTCATGGGACTGTCAAGATCGCAGTTGAGAGATGCCCTTGCCCCTATGCAACAACAGCTTGACGCTGTGCTGCCTAAACACATAACAGGAGAAAGGATGATGCAAATCATCGTCAACGCCATCGACAGAAAACCCGACATCAAAGAATGTGAGTTGTCTTCTGTGATAGGAGCTATCATGCAGAGTTCTATCTTGGGCTTTAAGCCTGTGGATAGCTTAGGGCAGGTTTATTTTGTCCCATACAACGACAGAAAGACGGGCAAGAAATACCTCCAGATGCAGATAGGCTATAAAGGTTACATAGACCTTGCCCGTAGGTCAGGACAGATAAAGATGCTTTATGCTCACGTGGTGAGGGAGGGGGATCATTTCAAATATGAGTTTGGCCTTGAAGAGAAACTCGAACACATCCCAGGTGATAACCCCGACGGAGAGATTACCCACGTTTACGCGGTAGCTCATTACAAAGACGGTGGGTACAACTTCATCGTTCTTACGAGAAGCCAAATCGAAAAATTGCGGACAAGAAACCCAACACAGGGAGCGGTACCCTCACAAGCATGGAAAACGGACTATGATAAAATGGCTATGGCTAAAGCTATCAAACAGCTTTCCACCTTTATGCCCCTTTCCGATGAAATGCAAAGCGCAGTAGCCAGTGATGAAGGGATCGTTAATCTTACGGAAGATACCGTCTCTCTGGATCAGGACATTTTCTATCCTGATGTTGAACACCAAGAAGCGGTAGTTGACATGACACAACTTAACTTTGACGATGAAACAAATATTTAAAACAGAAGCCGAATGGCTCAACGCTAAAGCAACAAGATACGGTGGATCGGAAGCCGCCGCTATCTTTGGCCTCAACCCATTTAAGTCTCCAAGAGACGTATGGATGGACAAGAAGGGGCTATCCCAACCAATAGAGAAGTCTTTCAGGATGAAAGCCGGGAACTACTTAGAAGCTGGTGTAGCCAGACTATGGGCTGATGACGCCGGCTTCACCCTGATAGAATCTACTACAAAGAAAGGGATAGGCTCTGAACCTATCGAATACTGGATACATGACGAATATGACTTCATAGGCGGAAGCCCTGACGTCAGGTTTTGGCTTGACGATGGGAGAACACAAAACAACAAAGGCATTCTTGAAATAAAAACCACAGGAGCCATGTTCGACCATGACAACTACCCAGACTCATGGGATATTCAGATAATGACCTACTTAGGGTTGATGGGGTACAAAAAAGGTATCATAGCATGGTTTGAGTTCAAGTCCTACGAGTTAAAATGGATAGAGATAGACTTCGACCAAGAAATGTATGACAGTATTATTCAAAAACTTGTGGAGTTTCATAATACCTACATCGTCAACGACATCGAACCCCCGCTAATGAACACCAGAGACCTATTAGACAAATACCCCTCACACAAAGAGGGAAAACGCATGGACGCATCCTCAATTAACGGGATAGAAGAACTCTACACCAACATCATCTCCTTGCAGGAGAAGGTAAAACCAGCCATAGAGATGATAGATAAGCTGAAAGACGAAGTGAAGATGATCATGGGTGACGCCGAATCCATCATTGCTAATGAGATACCTCTTTTTACCTTCAAAACCTCAAAAGACAAGGAAGTCCTTGACGTTAAAAAACTCCAGGAAGAAGCTCCAGAGACCTACAATGCGTATTTGATGACAAAGCCAGGGTCGAGAAGGTTCTTAGTTAAAAATTAAAATAATTTGTTAAAAACATAAGATAGATATGGAAAGGACGAAAAAGAATTCAAATCAATGGGAAAATACCAGGTTACCCGATGCCGTTAATGCTTCTCCCATAAGTGATTTCACAATGGTACCTAATGACATTTTACGAAATCCAGAAATTGGGGCTACTGCAAAAATGATACTATGCATATTGTTAAGCAATACGGATGGATGGTATTCATATAAGAAAACTATCATGCAGATGACAAAAGAAGGGGAGCACGCTATTACCACCGGGTTAAAAGAATTGGAATGTTTTGATTATTTGCGCAGGATTAAATATCGTGACAAATTCACGAAACAATGGCGCGGATCGTTTTGGGCTTATACAACCATACCAGGAGAATTTAATATTTCCCACAATATCGAGTTAATGGAAAGAAAGGAATTGGAAATGTTCTTTGAAACCAGCAGTGATATCGTAGAAGGAAATTCTGAAACCATTGATTCCAGTGGGGATCGAGCCACAACGTGGAAACCCACGTATGGGAAACCCGCATATGGGAAACCCGCATATGGGAAACCCAGTCCTAAGAAGACTAATAATAAGAATACCAATAATAAGAATATTAATACTAATAAAGAAAAAAAAGAAAAAGAAAAAAAAGAATTTTTAGATGAAAAAACAATTCAGCAAGTAAAAGTTGAAAAATATGAAAGGACTAACAAACCTTTTCTCAACGTCCACGAGGAAATTCCAGATGGTGTCTTAACAGAAGATGAAAATAAACAAAGGTTTGATGTCATGCTTGATGCCTTCTTCTCTTCCTCTGTTTGGTTTGAAACCTTTTGCATCACTAATAAAATTTCTTCTAATACAGCAAAACCAATATTGCGAAAATATTTCGTCGATGAAATACAGTTGAAGGGAAACCATAACAGAACCCTCAAGTGGGTACGCTCAAGATTCATCAACTGGTACAACGAAAATTATAGTGAACACAAATCTTTTCTTAAAAAACAAGAAGCACCTTTGCGGCGGTGAACTACCCACCCACGCCAGAGGCGATGGGTTGGGCTTCAGGAGTCAGCACTCCTCGTAACCGAGGCAGTTCGTCCTGATTTTTAAGAGTGTGTTCCCCACTCAAATTATCTTTAAGAGCAAATGATTTAATATTTATGGCAGCATTAAAATCTCGGTCAAGAACAATAGAGCAATTACTACAAGTCCATTCACGGTCTTTTAGTTGTAATTCTTTGTTGATAGTCCCACAGTTTGAGCAAGTTTTGCTTGATGGCGCAAATCTTCCAATACGTAGGATATTTTTACCGTACCAATCAGCTTTGTATTCTAACATAGAGACAAAAGTCGACCAACTTACATCACTAATTGATTGTGCTAAATTGTGGTTCTTAACCATATTTTTCACAGCTAAAGTTTCGATTGCTATCGTTTGGTTCTCACGAATCAGTTGTGCGGAAACTTTGTGTAAAAAATCTTTGCGTTTGTTTACTACATCTTCGTGTAGCTTGGCAAGTTTCTTTTTGGTTCTCTTACCTTTGTGTTTTGAATATTTACGTTGTGCATATTTTAGTTTACTTTGTGCTTTACGTAGGTATTTAGGGTTTTCAAATACTTCACCCTCTGATGTAATAGCAAAATCTTTAATTCCTAAATCCACTCCTATTGTTGTGTTTTCTTCAATAGGTGCTTTAATTGGTAATTCTTCTTTTGCATCACAAAGTATAGACACAAAATACTTACCTGTTGGGGTTACACTTATGGTCGCACTCTTAATCGTACCCTTAGTAGGACGATGCAACTTAATTTTAATACCCTCTTTGAACTTAGGTATTATTAATAAGTCATTCTCTACAATTACATTTTGTGGAATTGAAAAAGATTGCTTACCACGATGTTTAGATTTGAATTTTGGAAAACCTGCACCTTTAAAAAACTTTTTAAAAGCAATGTCCATATTTTGTATAGACTGTTGTAAACTTTGTGAGTTCACTTCTTTAAGCCAAGGAAGTTCTTTTTTAAGTTCAGGCAATTGTTTAACTAAATCAAAAGCAGAGTAATTATGTTTAGACCCTATGTATGCAGCATTTTTGGTCTCCAAAGCAAGATTAAACACAAATCTACTACTGCCAATATGTTTGGCAATAAGTTCTTTTTGTGGCTCTGTTGGATAAATTCTATATTTGTAACTACGGTACATGCTTTAATTAGTACAAAAACTATGCCAATTTATACAAATAGGACAAAATGTCAAAATTATGCAAACACTCACAGACCTTCAAAATCAAGGTGACAACGAAAAAGCTATCATCTACTCTATCCTTCGCAGGCCGGAGATTTACAACCTCTATGCTGACAGGCTACACGCAGGGCTTTTCAGCCAGCGGGCAAACAAAGAAATCTTTAGATCATTAAAAAGCCTGGTTGACGCTGGCGAAAAGATCGAGATAATGCCCGTTTATGGTGGCTGTGATCAGAAGTTAATTCAAGGGGTGAGCCTTAATAGTTTCATAAAAGAAATATCAGAAGCTCCATACATCGACCAGGAGGTCGAAAACTACATCGACTATCTCAATGTACGTTGGGAGAGAGTTCTGTTCTTAAACGTCACCGCAGAGGGCAACAGGAGGATGATTTCAGGAGAGTCTATTCACGCCGTAATAGCTTGGATGAGTTCTCAGATAGAAAATACCCATCAGGGGACTAATTTTATCAAGATTAGTGAATCTATGGCTTTAGTGCTCGAAAATATAGAATTTAGGGCTAAGAACAATGGGCAACTATCTGGGGTACCTACCGGATTAAGAGACTTTGATAGGTTTAGTAACGGTTTCCAGAAGTCTGACCTCGTAATTATCGCGGGAGAGACATCACAGGGGAAGACGTCTTTGGCGGTAACAGCAGCCAAAAACCAGAGCTTCACCTACAGAATCCCCGTACTGTTTCTCTCTCTTGAGATGTCACACCTTCAACTTTCAGCAAGAGTAATGGCTCAACAGACGGGAATATCTTCTAAAACTATCCTAACAGAAGTTCTGTACAGCGAAGAATTTGAACGACTTCAAAATAATATTCTTAAAGTGAAGGATGCCCCATTTTTCATTGATTCAAGACTTTCATCTGATGTGGAAGACATGGTCGCCATAATTCATACAGCGGTGGCTAAGCATAAAGTAGAAGTCGTTTACGTGGACTATCTTCAATTAGTGACCTCGAAGGCAAGGTATGGGACTAAAGAAGAAGAAGTTGGGACTATCACAAGAATATTTAAGAACCTTGCTAAGAAATTAAACATCTCAATAGCCGTGTTGTCGCAGCTAAGGAGGACACAAAGCGGAAGCCCTAAACCTACAATGTCAAGGCTAAGAAGCTCTGGACAGATAGAAGAGGCTGCCGATATTGTATGGTTTGTTTGGAGACCGGAATATTATGGGATTGAGGATATTATTCTCAATGACGGTACACCATTTCCATCACAGGAACTTGCTCACCTGATAGTGGCAAAGGGAAGGAACATAGGGGTCACTGACTTCGTGGCTAAGTTTGAGAAGCCAACGACCCATTTTGTTGACTATGACGCCAAAGATTTTAAACAAGAAAAGGTAGGCGCTGACGATGTAAAAGCATGGATAAAAAACGATAACATCCCTTTCTAATGGAAACCACCCACATGAAACTCATAAAGGAAGGTAAGGCCACCGAGGGGAAGATCATGTTCTACAAAAACATGATCAGCGAGGGGATAAGGATCATTGTGAACTTTAGGAAAGTAAAGTCTCATTACATCTCCCTCCATAAGTCGGAGCAAGACCCTTTCTGGAAAGAGCATTATAGGTTGAGGGTGCTTATCTTCGACCAAGAGATAAAGTATTGGACAAAAAAAAATGATGAATTCATTAACGAAATTAAAGACTTAGAGATATAGAACGTGTTAGCTGCTGGCACGGTAAATTTAATAGAAACTTAAATTGAAATACAAATGACAAATTATCAAAATGACATTATGGAGATTTTGCAAGGCGAGACTCCAAGACAGAAATATGAATTTTTGCAAGAAATCTTAAAGACGTTCAGAGAAAACAATAGCGGAGTAGAAGTTGAATTACTAAATGTTTGCCACGAACTTGATAAGAAAGGCGAAAAAATGTACGCAACAATGGGGAACGAAAGCTATGTTGAACGATGCCATAATCACGATGCAAAAATGCTTATTTATGGATTGACCAATAAAAGCAAAATTGAGAAAATGGCTTATATTAAATGGCGTGAGGAAGTTCAATCGAAGCGATAATGTAGCATAACGCCCGTGTATGGCGCGTTTTAATGCGCTATACACACCGTTAGCACGTTCAATTAAAGAAATTGATAATGGAAATTAACAAAAAAAGGAGGATTAAGATGATCAGGATTAAAAAAATAAACATCAACAACCCGGTGACTGGTGAGTTACATGAGCAACTTGGCGGTTCAGTCGGTTTCGCACGCGAAAATTTCGAATCTGAAATTTCAAAGATCAAAACAATGATCACCGATCGCTATCCCGGCATGGAGGTAGAAATAGTAATGGTGAACGAAAACACTGAAAGCAAATGAATAAAGACATCAATAATTTAACAAATAGCATCCTTGCATTTTTCCCTAAATTCTTTGTAAACCCTCAAGAATGGGAGTATGAAAATGGTAAAAGTGCAAAAAAAGATATTAATAGGATTCTTAGATTAGCAAAAAAGATTAAAAAGGAAACAGAAAAACAAGATTTTATTTTACTTTATGATTTCTTTATGTTTTTTCGCAACAAAGGAGAACGGTTCATAGGCACGAGTGTCGAGCAACTTGTACAAGAATATCTAAAAAACAAATAACGTGCTACGGCTATGTGCAGTAGCGGATTTGAAACACAAAACTTCAAATTAAGAACAAATGAACAATAAAGAACAAAAAGTTGAAACAAGCACAGAAGCCGCTATTGTCGGCAATACTGTGTTAGCGGTTCGTTGCTATCAGATTGATTTTGGCAACCACCTTAGATGTAAGATTAAAGTTACCGACAACGGAATAGAAGTTGAAGGTGCGATAAACGGATGGGGTGATGGCGTTCCGTTAGATGAAGTGGTTGTTGTCGAGGTGCAATGACCGCTAACGAATAACAGATAAAACACGTTTAATTATGAATACAGAACAGTTAATTGAAAAACACCTATTCGGTAAAAAGCCTGAAAAATGGGATGATGAGTTTGACAGAATACAACACTTGTCAGTAAATGATGTTCGCTCAATGTTGGATGAACACGCTAAATGTGTTTTATCTGATGTTAGCGCACGTTTATCTTCTTCGCTCGGGGAAGTGGAGGGGAATGCTTATGAGGTAGTATTCGACAAAGACGGAAAATTTTGGATAAACCACAAAGAGGTTGGAAGTGGTGAACCGCTTAAACAATGGATTGATGGCGTTCTAAATGTGCGCTAACGCCCGTGTATGGCGCGTTTCAATTAGCTCCAAATAACACCGTGCTGTGGGGGCAATTTTAATAATTTAAAACTAAAAATATTATGTACACTGAAAAGCAAATAAACAAAGATGAAGAAAACGCGCAAAACCTTCTTGCTCACTACATAACTGCTAAAAACATCATTACAATAGTAGAAAAACACACCGGCATCAACATCCGCGAACAAACGCGCAAGCGTGAAGTAACGGATGCTAGGATGATAGCAATGTACTTGATAAAAGAAAACACAAGTCTATCGTACAGACAAACTGCCTGCGCGTGCGGACTGCAATCTCATGCTACAGCCTTTCACGCATGCAATCAGGTAAAAAATCACATGTCTTTCAATCACGATTTTAAAAATAAATATGAAGATTTAATTAATTTTTCTTACAAACATAAAAACATGAAAACAATAGCAAACGATCTGCGCACACTTTTGCAAAATCACTACCGCGTAGCAGCCATAGAAGCTGAATACATTAAAAATGCGGCAAAGGCAGAGGAGGATTTAACTGAAGCTGTCGAGCGACTTGAGCTGACGAACAAAAAAATAAAAACAGTAACGGCTATGCTATGTGCAGTTTTGTGTTGCGCCTGCGGCAAAATTGTATATAGCGTATGTTGTACCCCCGTTTTTCTCTTTGCGGTCTTGTCCTAATATTTCACGTTGTTTTGTGTAGAATTAAAAATAAAGTTGTATCTTTGCATTATGATTAGAGGATTTCGATATAGGATTTATCCAAACAAGGAGCAAGAACAGCAACTAAATCAGATGCTGGGGAATGCTCGTTTTGTCTATAATTGGGCATTGGATAGACGTATAAAGGAGTACCAATCAGAAAAGAAAAGTATATCCGCTTTTACTTTAATGACAGAGCTAACGCAACTTAAAAAGCAAGAACAATACGATTGGCTTAATTTGTCAGTTGCTCAAAGCTTACAACAATCTGTTGTAAATATGGATAAGGCATTTACTCGTTTTTTTAAGCAAAAAAAAGGGTTCCCAAAATTCAAAAGTAAACACGTTGGAACGCATCACGTAGGATTTCCACAAAACACTAAAATTGATTTTGAAGCAGGTAAAGTATCACTTCCGAAATTAGGTTGGGTTAAAACAAAAATCAGCAGGGAGTTTTACGGAAATATTAAAACTTCTACTGTTGAGAAAACCCCTACCAATAAATTTTTCATAAGTATTACAGTTGAGCTACCTGATATAGAGGTAAAGCAAAAGCCTATATCAAAGAAAAATGCAGTTGGTATTGATACTGGAATAAAAACATTTGCAACTTTATCGGATGGTGCTGAAATACAAAATCCAAAACACTTAAAAAACTCAATTCAAAGATTAAAAGTATTACAACGTAGAGCTTCAAAAAAGCAAAAAGGAAGCTCAAACAGAAGAAAGGCAAATTTAAAAGTAGCTTTACTTCACGAAAAAATATCAAATCAGAGATTGGATTTTTTGCACAAAACAACTACTGCGATAGCCAAACAGTATGATACAGTTGCGTGTGAAAACTTAAACATCTCTGGTATGATGAGAAACCACAAACTTGCACAATCTATTTCGGATTTAGGATTAGGTAGATTTTATACCTTGTTGCAATACAAGATGCAGGAACAAGGCGGTAACTATTTAGAAATAGGAAGATTTGAACCAAGCTCAAAGATGTGCGGATGTGGTGTAATAAACAAAGAATTGAAATTGTCAGATAGGATTTGGACTTGCAAAAGTTGTGGTTCTATAAATGACAGGGATATTTTAGCAGCAAACAATATCTTAAAGTTTGCTCTAAACCCAAAGAATAAAAAAACCGATGGTGTGTCGGGGTTAGCCTGTGGAGACGTTGGCGTTAGTCAAGTCAATGAAGCAGGAACTGTTTCTGGTCGCTCTTTGCGGTCATAAATGGGGTACAACCTTGAACTATTAACAATTTAATTTAAATACAAATGAAACTAAAAGAGATTATCGAAGAATTAGGAGCAGAGGTCGTACACTCTAAAGGGCTGCTTGATCGCGAAATGAAGAAATCCAAACGCCTTAAGACAATGACTTTCATAGCAACGACAGAACGAATTATTAAAGCGCTGACCCATGTCGCGGATGACGATGACCTCACGGAAGGTCAAATCGACCTTGTCGTAGATTGGATGAACGATCACGACCTAAGGCACACAGACATTCCGATGCGTTTTGTGCGTGACTTCATTTCTGAAACCTCCGTCCGCGACGAGATGGATAAAGACATGCGCGATGGGGGGATGCCGGTTGGGGAAATCGAGGGATGCTTAAATCATTGGTTCAGTAAATATCAAATAACGAAAAGATGAATCTGATAGCAATAGCACAAGGGAAAGAGCTGATAAATTACTATCCGCACCACACCACCGCCAATCGGCTTGATACGATAGTAGATGTCGTGTGTAAAGTGTATAACGTGAAGCGGGAAAAGCTGATAAGTAAATCAAGAAAACAGCCTTGGGTGACAGCGAGGCATTTCGCTATGTATTTCGCCCTGAAATACGAAGTTACAACGCAAAGTCAAATAGGCTTGTTTTTTGCCAAACGGGATCATTCTACTGTTTGCTATGCGCGGAAAAAAGTAATTTCGTTGATGCAAATTTACCCGTACTTTCGCAATTTTCACGATAACGTAGAAAAGGAGCTGGAGAAATTAAGTGTTTTTAATCCATACAACAACTAACGGACGAGTGTATGGGTAGGTTTTTAACGGATAAAATGATACAAATATGAAAGAATTAGAAAAGTTTTTAGAAAGAGAATTAAACGGATTAACACTAAAGAAAGCTGATTGGGGACATTTAACTATTGAAGATGATAGTAGAGAAAGAACTCTATTGGAAGTACAAGAGTTAGTTAAAAAATTACCTATACACAATGTTGTAGGTAGTTATTCTCAGGAAGAAATAAAAGAATTAACAGACTTTTACATGTGGATGCAAGAAAATGATTATGACCACAACATAAGAGCGAGAGTTGAAAGGAAAGCAGAAATTTACTTAAACGGCATTGACATAAAACAGAAATTGCTTGTACGCAATACTAACAAACGGTTATTGTTCGCAGCTTATTTACAAGGTAAACGTGACAAAATTTACTGGGCAACAAAATGGGAAGATTATGAACCAATCGGGAAGTATAGAGTTATGAAACGTTTTTTAATGTGGTATTCAAAGGTGCGACACATTTAACAAAAGAGGAGGATGAAGATGATCAGAATTAAATATATCAACATCAACAACCCTGCAACCGGTAATGGCGGTATGCGGTCGTTGCCGATGTATCAAATTAGTAAAAAATTTAATTAAAAGCACAAAATTATGAGTACAGAAAAAATTATCAACAAAGCGGAAGGCAATGCCGTATTACCGCTTGTTAGCAACAGTACTGAGATTGTTGAAATGTTTGTCAGAAAGTGGAGAAACACAGACAAATATCCATGCCCGAAATGTGGCTCAAAACTTGGAATGCCTGATTACAAATGTGAGAAATGCAGCGTAAAGATAAAGTTGAAAATGCAGTTTTAGTATTGTTGCTAACGCCCGTGTATGGCGCGTTTTAATGCGCTATGCACGCTGTTAGCGGCAATGCTGCTTTACGGTTCTCGGCTATATTTAGTGCCGAACTAAATAGTACTAACTTTAAATAACAGATAAAATGACTAAAGAAAACAAAAACTTAAATGAAGCTGAAAACTCGGCATTGAATATAGCCGATGTTAGGCAACGTATTATTGACTATACAAATTGGTTGTCTAAACAGAATTTGATGATATGTGAAGGTGTTGATAGTTATACATTTCGTTCATCAATGATAGGTGGTAAAAAATATTCAGCAGAAGAATTGTATGACAAATTCGTTTCTGAATATGTTGCCTAACGTTTGATTATAAAAAATCGGTAGGGAGTCCGGAGTTACGGAACTGTCAATCGATACAAAACTAAATTAGTAGCAGGTGGTTTAAAATTAGCACAATACCCCACTGTTTTTTATAATGTGTTGTGTGCAGTTTATTATGAGCCAATTAAATGATATTACAAAATCATTTCGTTCTTTTTCTGAAAAGTATAAATGGACAAAGGAAGAAACAGCCGAAAATATGCTTGAAATATTATCAGACTGTGAGTGGGGATTGCCAGTCGATGATGTATTAGACGAAAAAGGAGAAGTAGACTATGTGGCAACTGAAGAAAAAGAACTTAAATTCGTGTTTAGCTTGTTGTGGGGTGATTAAATTGCACACAACGCCCGTGTATGGCGCGTTTTAATGCGCTATACACGCCGTTAGCGTGGGAATTTTAATCATTAATCATAAAAACAAGCAAAATGAAAGACAAAACATTTGAATTGGCCGAACGTCTCGCAGATGAAGCGTTTGTTAAAAATGATAACGAAATTGGGGAGGACTACTAAATGACGATTTTAGAAATTAGAAAATATTTCGATGATAACAAACACCATCTTCCCCCGGTTCCTTTTGCCACCTCTGTGTGCGAAAAAATTATTGACCTTGATGCCTACCTTGAATCTGACCTACTGCAACTTGAGTCTAAATCTCAACAACTTGTAGGGGCTGCTCTGGATCGGCTTAAACTATTAAAAAAGATGATTGATGACACAAAGCAAGGCTGACTTATTATTTAGTCTGTACATAAGACTAAGGGACGCAGATGAGAATGGTTATGTGACCTGCTGCACCTGTGGAGCTTCACATCATTACAAAGATGTTGACGCTGGCCATTTTATCTCAAGAATACATAACACAGGAAGGTACAATGAGAAGAACGTCCACCCACAGTGCTATCACTGTAATAGATTTAATGGAGGCAGGATTGCCGTCTATGAGGAGTTTTTAAGGGAAAAGT